ATGGTAAGGTTTCTAGATCTATTGAATGTTTATATGAAGGAGCTTTAATACTTGGTACTGAGAAATTGCTTAAATGGGAAATGGCTAAAAACATGCTAAGACCTAAAAGTGATTTTACTAAAGTTAAAATGAACTATGCTATTGTTGCCCCTAGAATGTACAACGGAAGAATAGAGTCGTTAGTGGGGAGAATAACAGGGTTTGCTGATATGATCCAATTAACACACTTGAAACTACAACAAGTGATGTCAAGAATGGTTCCAGATGGAATTTATATAGACGCGGATGGTTTAGCAGAAATAGATTTAGGCAATGGAACTAATTACAATCCACAAGAAGCGTTAAACATGTTTTTCCAAACTGGTAGTATTTTAGGTAGATCCTTAAATTCTGAGGGTGAACAAAATCCAGGTAAAATACCAGTTCAAGAAATACAAAGCGGAGTTGGTGGACAAAAAATGCAAAGTTTAATCGCTACATACAATTATTATTTACAAATGATAAGAGATGTTACTGGATTAAATGAAGCTAGGGATGGTAGTGTACCAGATAAAAACGCTTTAGTCGGTGTACAAAAACTAGCAGCAGCAAATTCTAACACCGCTACTAGACATATTTTACAAGCTGGATTATTTTTAACAGCCGAACTTGCAGAGTGTTTATCGCTTAGAATATCTGATGTTATAGAATATTCGCCGACAAGGGATGCTTTTGTAAGAGGTGTAGGTATACATAATGTTGCTACATTAGAAGAAATAAGTGAGTTACATTTATATGATTTTGGTATATTTATAGAACTTGCCCCAGATGAAGAAGAAAAACAAATATTAGAGAACAATATACAACAAGCTATTGCACAAGGAAGCGTTGATTTAGAAGACGCTATTGATGTAAGAGAAATTAAAAATGTTAAACTTGCTAATCAAGTGCTTAAAATAAGGAGAAAACAAAAGTTGGCAAGGGATCAACAGATACAACAAGAAAATATACAAGCACAAGCAAAAGCTAACGCTGAGCAACAGCAAGCGGCAGCTCAGGCTGAGGTTCAAAAACAACAACAACTTGCACAAACTGAAATACAGATAGAACAAGCAAAATCCCAGATGAAATCCCAGCAGTTGCAACAAGAAGCAAATGTTAAAAAACAACTAATGGAATTAGAGTTCCAGTACAACATGCAGTTAAAAGGTATGGAGGTTGATGCTGTTAAGGGTAGAGATACTAGTAAAGAAGATCGTAAAGACGAAAGAACAAAAATACAAGCAACTCAACAATCAGAGTTAATTGATCAAAGAAACAATGAGAAACCACCTAAAAACTTTGAGTCAGCAGGTAATGATATACTTGGTGGTATAGGTCTAGGAGGATTCGAACCTAGTTAATTATTAATTTTATAATATTATATTATGGCAAAAAAGAAAGAAACGGTAGTCAAACAGACTGTCGAGCAACCAAAAGTAGACGATACAGTCGAAAAAATTAAAGTAAAGAAAAAACCATCAATAAAGAAGTTTAGTAACGATCCTGATGGTATAACAAAAGTTGATTTAAGTAAATCACCAAAACCAGAAACAGATGCCGTTCAAGAGCGAAAAACAGAGAAAGTGGATGTGGGCGAACAAACCGGAGATGGCAAGGAAGTGGGAGAAGGAAAGTCCAACAAAGAAGAAACTCCAATTGAAAGCGAAGAGTCCGTTCAAAATGAAGAAACACCCGTACTAGAGGAGATAACCAACGAAGAAGTAGATAAAAAAGTTGAAGAAGTAAAAGAACAGATTAAAGATGTTATAGTTGATGCTGAAAAAGCCGGAGAACCTTTACCAGACAGTGTTCAGAAACTAATGAACTTTATGAACGAGACTGGTGGTGATATAAATGATTATGTTAAACTTAATCAAGATTATAGTGATCTAGATAATTTAACTCTATTAGAAGAGTATTATGTTCAAACTAAACCTCACTTAAACAAAGAAGAAATTAACTTCCTTATGGAAGATCAATTCTCTTACGACGAAGAAGTTGACGACGAAAGAGATATACGAAGAAAAAAATTAGCGTTAAAAGAGCAAGTTGCCGACGCTAAAACTCAATTGGAAGAGAACAAATCCAAATACTATGAAGATATCAAAGCTGGGAGTAAGTTAACTCCAGAACAACAAAAAGCTGTCGATTTCTTTAATAGATACAACAAGGAGTCAAAGGAAAGCGAAAGGATAGCGAGCGAAAGTAAATCTATATTTACAGAGAAAACTAATAGAGTTTTTAACGACAAGTTCAAAGGTTTTGAATATAATGTCGGGGATAAGAAGTTTAGATTTAATGTAAAAAATGCTGACGAAGTAAAGGATACTCAAAGTGACATAAGTAATTTTGTTAAGAAGTTTCTTGATGATAAAAACATTATGGATGACGCTAATGGTTATCACAAATCTTTATATACGGCAATGAATGCTGATGCTGTCGCTAATCACTTTTACGAACAAGGTAAAGCCGACGCTATTAAATCTAGTATTGAAAAGGGGAAAAATGTAAGTATGGACCCTAGACAATCACATGGTGAGATAGAAGCTGGCGGTATTAAAGTAAGAGTATTAGGTGAAAATTCCAATGATTTTAAGTTTAAAATTAAACAAAAATAACAATTTAAAATTAAAAAATTATGGCAATTACTGCAGGTGCTAATTTGAATAGTGTAGCCGCTCCACAGCAGCAAACACTAACCTCAAACTACATCGATTTTTCGGGCGCAGGTAACGACTGGGCTCAACAATATTTACCAGACCTAATGGAGAAAGAAGCTGAAGTTTTCGGTAACAGAACAATTTCAGGTTTCTTAGCACAAGTTGGGGCTGAAGAATCTATGACATCTGACCAAGTTGTTTGGTCAGAACAGTCAAGATTACACTTATCATACGTTGGTACGGTAGTCGTAGCAGGTGATACTAATGGTACATTTGAAGTCGTTTCTGATATAGATGGAAACATAGCGGCTGATGGATTTACTCCAGCAGATCACGGTATTAGAGTAAACGATATTGTACTTATTGCAAGTGCTGGTATCGTTACAAAATGTTTAGTAGTAGAATCTCCATCATCAAGTGGAGCAGCCTTAGTATCAGTTGAACCTTATGATAAAGTTGATTTAACTGGTCATTCTGCAGCGGCTAGTGCATCGACTATACTAGTTATTGGTTCTGAATATGGTAAAGGACAATCTTACTCTGATGGAACTGGTACAGCTGCTACTGAATCAAGAGGCGCTAATGAACCTACGTTCAGATCATTCACTAACAAACCAATTATAATGAAAGATTACTATGAGATCTCAGGATCTGATACTGCTCAAATTGGTTGGGTTGAAGTTACTGGTGAATCTGGACAAGCAGGTTACTTATGGTATTTAAAAGCTGAAGGTGATACTAGAGGTCGTTTTACTGATTACTTAGAGATGGCTATGTTAGAATCTGAGTTAACAGTTGCTGCGTCTATCATTGGTTTTGGTGCTGATGGTCAAACAAGAGGAACTGCTGATTCTGGTGCTGGTGGTTCTGGTACTGAAGGTTTGTTTGCCGCTATCACAGATAGAGGTAATATTACTTCTGGTATTACAGGAATTACTCCTGCAACTGACTTAGCAGAATTTGATGCTATCTTAGCTGAATTTGATTCTCAAGGTGCTATTGAAGAAAATATGATGTTCGTTAATAGAACTACTTCGTTAGCTGTTGATGACATGCTAGCTTCAATGAATTCTTACGGTGCTGGTGGTACTTCTTTTGGAGTATTCAACAACTCTGAGGATATGGCATTAAACTTAGGTTTCTCCGGTTTTAGACGTGGATCTTACGATTTCTACAAATCTGATATGAGATACTTAAATGATAAAGCTACAAGAGGTAGCATTAATGCTAGAGCAACTAGTGCGGCTATCCGTGGAGTTATGGTTCCAGCTGGTACATCTTCAGTTTATGACCAAGCTTTAGGAAAGAACCTTAAGCGTCCTTTCCTACATGTTAGATATAGAGCTTCACAAACTGATGACAGGAAGTTAAAAACTTGGGTTACAGGTTCTGTTGGCGCTGCTACGTCTGCTTTAGATGCAATGCAAATACATTACTTATCTGAAAGATGTTTAGTTACACAAGGTGCTAACAACTTTATGTTAATGAAGTAAGCACTTATTTATATTAGAGAGGTTGGGGGTAAT